AGACACTGGTGCATTACCTCGCCTTTAAAGTGTTTCGACAAGTCCGACATAATTGCCTCCGCATTAGCACGTCTTATTAGCTGCGCAGTCCCAGCCACCGGCCGTATTGCCTTCCGTGCCGCCACGGACGCTCTGCTTTATGTAGGTCCACTTAATCTTTGCATACGCCAGCTGGACCAGCTCGGTGATCGTGCCTCCATCGCCACTATTCGGGGTCACATTCGAAATCATCAAATTCTCTAGCTCGATCTTGAAATATGGGATCGGCTTGCCCTCGCCGTCGGCCCGCATGAACTCAAACACCGCTTTGGGGATCGTCCTCCCCATCGCACAGGTTTGGAGGAGGAGCGGCGAGGCCATGTCCGAAAGTTTGTAAAAGCTGATGGGGGAAAGCTCGGCCCTGCCGCTCGTATGTCCACCTGCCGTCGATACGCTCTCGGCTCGGGGCTGATGAACAGCATGGACAACTCTTGATACCTCAATCCAGTCTTTGTGTTTCGTATCGGTCGATTCGCCCTTGATGCCTTCGATTTGTAGGTATGCGTCAATTGCCATATTCGTCTCCAATCTTAGATAAAGACCACCCTCACCGCTTACGCAACAACCGGTCACGCAAAATACGCTCCACAGCCTGGCCCTGCGTCATATCCTTAAATTCAACATACCGGCGCAGCGCCTCCGCGACCTCTTGTGGAACATCCACAGTCAAAATCTCCCGCCCCTGCTCTCGTAACCGTTCGCGATACATCCGTTGTCGATCCGCGCCCGAGAGTGCCTTACCAGTGGGAGACCGCCCACGCCGAGAAGGCGCGGCACCCTGAAAATCACCTGTACGAGTGTCTTCCGGCTCGTTCATAAGCACCCCAACCCCAAACTTTACCCAACCCAAAAACATCAGTATTGATTTCGCGTCACATGTAATTCAAAACCAGAACTGACGCGTCACAAGTCACGACAAGCCCCAAAGGCCATCAGAACGGACAATCCGCATACGGGTCTAGGAAGCCGGGTTCTGTCGCCAAGTACACTATGCCGAGCGCGTTGTTACACCACGTTTGCAGACCTTCGAGCGAATGCCCATGCAGCGCCGAAAACGCCGCCCTAGCGGCACCAAGCATGTCCGTGCACTGCAAGCGCCAGAACTCCACTTCCGGCACCGCCAAACCGCGCGAATTGAAGTAGCGCTTCTGATTCAGATCGCGGCAGTTCATCTCTTTGCCGCAGTATTTCGCAATGTAGCTCGCCAGCTTGTGCGCCCCCTTGAAGCCGAACCCGAAGCGATGCGGATCACGCACGTTCACCTGCCCCATTTGCCTACCCTGATCGTCTTGGCCAAGGACGCTTTGCCAGATCGAGCGGAGTAACGCGTAGTTCTGACGCCCACTCACAGCCACGTGAAAATGCAAGGCACCCCGCTCCTGCTCTTCGATCACAGCCACGTAATGGAAATGCTTGACACGACCGAGGCGACGGCAAAAGGCCTTCCAGTCTTTCAATGCGTGCTCGCGATCCGTCATGTTCTCGCGATAAGTCAACGTCACAAGACGATCCGCACCGATGGCCTTGCAGTAGTGCCGGACCCTCTTCTTTGCACGCCTGCCAGCATCATCCTCATTGGCCTCCCGGTTCTCCGATTCGCCACGCTTCGATACAGGTTTCGGTTTGATTCCTGGGCCTACAAAGTGCCGTTCCTTACAGACCGTAACTTCGCACTGCCCATCCGGGAAAACGCGCCTACGGGCCACGTAGGTGTCTTGCCATGTGCCTCTAACGCCGTCATCCGTCCACCAATCCGGTTTGTGGGTCTGTTCTTCCGGCTTACGACTAAAATCTATTGACGCAAGTGCTACTTCGTAATCTAATTCTGACATCCGGTTTCCTGCTGCAATCAGGTGACTGGTACGGCCCCCTCAGAGTTTCGACCTCTCAGGGGGCCAACTTTTTTGTACTACCGCCCTACTCTTTTCCGCGCCCTGCCCAAGGCTATTTGCCCTGCCTGTTCTTAAGTGTCCCTACTACAAGTTTAGGCGGCGCTTCGCGCCGCTCGTCGTGTCGCAAGCGCCCCGCCTCACGGCACGAGCACCGGGAGCGCATACGCACGAAATGGTCTTTAGAGCGCGGCATGCACCACCAAGCCGCTACCTATCCGGCCGCATTCGTACGCCGCATGCACGCTATCTACGTGGTCTTCATGGGGCCTAAACCGGCCCCATACCCCGGCACATTTAATCGCCACTTCGATTCGCCCAAACACCGATCCCGCGAAAGCCCCATCAATCTTTAACCACCCGAACCCGAGCTCGAGGAAAGGCGACTTACAGGCTTAGGGGCCGGATCAGGAGCAGCAAACGCGACAACCTGCGCGCCACCACCTCGAATCGATTGATCCGGCCGATCCGCAATGACCGCCTGCCCTGCTTCCGAACGTGCGACCTGCACACGATCCCTGTCGGCGTCAAACTCTTGAAAAAAACCGTTACGGGCAAACTCAATGCACATATTGAATTCAACCGGCATCGGGGTTCCTTGCTGAGAGAAGCACTTGCACTTAACCTGCGACGAGGACGAAGAATTGACGCTGCCAATCTGGACGCAGGCAGCAGGGATAGGAACCCGTGTAGGCACCGTCAGCGCGTCGTATTTCGGCGCAGTCTGCGGCAGGCCGACGATACGCGGTGTCTGCATGGCGACATAGTGCTTTGCATCGGCCACCGGGTCGAACTCAGGTGTTTGGGCAGTACCAGGGGAGGATACCCCCGCCGCAACTGGCCCCGCGGCAGAAGGATGCGCTTGCGAACTGGCGTCAGGCTTGAACTTCTCAAATCGATGCTGATAACGATCGAGCGACCAGTACCCGGCACCGAGCAAGGCCACGATGAAACCGACCGCCAAGAACAGCTTGAGCGGAATGGAACGCTTGACCGTATGAACCTCGGCGCTCTTGTACCACCCGTACACCTCTTTCGGGTACGCCCACTTCATCGGGATAGCGGACTTCTGCGAAGAAATAGACTGCGGCGAAGCGTTGGCAGCAGACCACTCGTACACCGTCGACCGCTCGAGACCGAACTTACGCACCGAATGGAAATGCTGGCCCACCAACTGGCGAACGAAGTTATCCAACAAGCTCGGATGCTGCGTAATCAGGAAGATGTCGAAGCCACGATGACGGTGGGTAGCCAGCTGCTCATAAAAATCGGGAAGCTTCGACCCGTTAGGCTTCTTCGAAAAAACGAACTGCGCTTCATCGATCACGATGATCGAGCCATGCGGTAAATTCATCCACTCTTCAGGCTTGAACTCAGACCACGGCAAGGCATCCTTATCGAGGATCGTGATCCCCGAGTAGTACACTTCGCGCGTATCTTTTTCCGCTTTAGCCTTGATATAGGGAAGCGCGAACAGTGTTTTACCGTTACCCGGCAAGCCAGTAAGGAGCGTGATCATTTAGCCACCATCTTTTTAATGGACCCGCCAAGGGCACGCATCGAAATCGCGGTAGCGACAGCCGAGAACACCACCGTCAGGGCCTTATCGAGCCAGAGGTAGCCCACCAGTCCGAGCGCATCAGCGGGAAGGCCGCGCACGCCGTCCATGGCGAACTGCTTGAGCGAGGCGATGCCAACATCGATCCCCTTGTATGTGACGAAGCCAAAGCCGAGAGCCAGAATGACCCGACCAGCGAGCGAACCCATTGCGGTAGCAAGCGCACCGATCAGGGCAGGAAGAAAAAAAGGCATGAGAACCCCTTACGATTGAAGCACCGACCGCGACACGATCAGATATGCGAGGATGAACGCGCACGCCATAACAACGGTACGCAGTGGCTGGATATCGCTGCAAACGCGCGTGAAATCGACAGTGACCGAACGGCCCATGACATCGAAGGACTTCGACGACAGGCAGGCCGCGCCCACAAAGCCGCCTTGATCAAGCGTAGGCTTGCTGAGGTCAATATCAGTACCCTTGATCGCCCCGTCAATTGCGGCCTTCTGCGGATCGGCCCCAGACAAGATGGAATCCCCGAGCGCCTTAGACGGCGACGCCGCTAGATCGTCCATGTCCTTCTTCTGCTGGCACTGCATCGCAGCGGCAGCGCGGAGGGTCGCGCACTGGATTGCGTCGCCGGTGCAGGTGATCTCCCCGCAGGTACCCGCAACGGTGGAGTTCCGACACATGGACAAATCGGGATGCTGCTTGCACAGGTCATACTTCGCATCGTCAGGATTGCTGTCCGTTTTCCCCGGCGTCCCGGCGGTCGCGTTGTTGGTTGCCACATCAACCGAGGTCGAAACCGTGCCATCGGGCGCGGTGTGCTTCGTCACAGTAGTTGTAGTAGTCGAGCCGTCGGAGTTCGTTTGCGTGTTCCTTGTGACGGTGTCGCTTGAGCCATCCCCGTTGTTGGTCGTCGTCGGCGGCGAGGAAGAAGTTTTAGGAGGCGCTGGCGGGTTCTGCGGATCGCTACCCTGCCCGATGCAGATTGGTGTCCCTGAACTGTCGAAACCGGCCTGCACGGTCCCCCCAGGACAACTACCGGTCTGAGGATTGCCCGAAGTCGGCGGCACCGGAGCGCGCTGTTTTTCGGCCGGCGGCGGCGACGACGGACCACCGCCGGAAGTGCCGGGCGCCCCTGCAGCCTTAACGTTCCCGGTCTGGGTCCAGTCGTATGTGCAGTACGAAGCACCATCGACCCCTTGATAACAGCGGCGCACATTCGTGATATTGATCTCGCACTGCCCGTTTGAGCCGCCGTTGATCGGTGGCCGAATCGCCGGATCACTACCACCGGCACCGGGCCCTGCAACTTTCCATGTGCCCGTGCCGGTTACGCCAGCCGTACACGTTGGCGGCGGCCCGACCCCGCCAACGCACATATGGGTAGAAGTATTAAGCGTGCCGCCGTACTGGCTCGGGCAATACTCTTGCACCGACATAGGCAGCGACATATTCTGAGCCGGGTTCGTGTAAGTCCAATCACACTTATTGGTACCAGCGTTATACGTCGACTTCGGGTTAGTCCCTTGGTTCGTAGAGCTGCCCGTAGCGCCATAGTTGCAAGCCTGCTGCGGGTCATCGTAGTACGGGCTGTTGTTGTTGGAATAGCGCTTGGACGCGGCATAGTCGGCCCATGCGCTGGCAGAAGCAACCGCCAGCAACATCAAGAGACAGAGCCGCTTAATCACGGAACAGAATCCAGAAAGCGCCGCACGTTGCAAGAATAACCGCGATACCAGCCATACAAACCCCCGAATAATATTCGACCTGGCGGAGCCACTTTTAACGAAAAAGGGCCAAAAACAGGCGCACCAGGTCGAATATTATTCAGTGCGCCGTTAACAAAAAAAGGGGCGCACTGGCCCCTTTCGTACATCAGCGAGGCCCGCGATTAGCGGATCACGCGACGAATCCACGAAATCGCAGCGACAGCGACAATGACGCTAACGATCAAGCCGCCAGCTTGAACGATGTCAGCCTTCGCTTGGGTGGTATCAGCCGAGATATCGATGCCAGCGGCAAAAGCAGCTTGCGAGGTGGCGGCGGCAGCGGCCAGAGCCAGAGCGACGATTTTTTTCATGAGTCAGTACTCCCTTTAACAACATTAATGACTTGACGGATGACCCATGCAGCGACCCAAACACCAATGATCGAAGCAGAGACCATCGCGCCATCTTCGGCAGACAACGTAAAGAGACTGTTTGCCACTTCAGCCCCACTTTGCACGACGTAAGAACACGTCGAGTAATCGGTAACGTTCGGTACTACAAAAAACGTGACAATTGGCGACCCATCAAGCCGGACGTTTGGGGCGGCAAGGCCAGAACCCTTGATCCCCTCAAGCACTAGACAAGTCGGCATAGATTAGGCTTTTGCTGGAGCCGCAGCAGCCGGAGCAGCCGCCGCGGGGCGTGCAGTTACCTGCACCGGCACCATGGAGGAGACCACCGAACCGATACGCTTATCTTGCGAAACGGAGACCTCGAACGAGACCTCGTAACGACCAGGAGCGGTATCTTTGAACTTTTCAGGAAGGACCAACTCGCCTATAAGCGGCTCAGGCGCGCCGGTATCGGGATTCACGCGCTCGACAATGCATTGAGCCATGCGCATGTCGTAATCATTACCCGTCTTTTTCGAACGACCGGCAACTTTGGCAACGTGGATAATTTGGATGATGTTTTTCATAACAGCCCTTTTAAG